TAAGGACGACTGAGGTACAATTATAGGAGTAAATGTTTTCTTATGGCACTGACTAACACAAATTACCGTGCGGACTTCGTACCTGAGAGCGATGGCATCATCGTTGACTTGTCCGAACACGCTAATGCTCTCATGGCATACGAGGATATTTCCTCGATGCTTACTGATGAACAGGAACAACGCATAGTTGATTATGCTCGTTCTGCTATGCAGATGTCATACGACCGCATTTCACGTCGTTACGACCACTGGACGCAGGCGGATCGGGCACATGATGTGTACGTAGATCCTCACGCGACACAGTTTCGTGAGAAGGCGGTCATTGCAGACACACGCGCTATTGCAGACACTGTGCTTACGTACTTGATGTCGGCTCTTACGGGCCGAAATCCTATGTTTCAGTTGGAGGGCTTGAACCGCAAGTCTCGGAAGGGGTCTCAGATTATTGAGCGCCTACTTCATCAGCAGATGCGCAGAACAGCAGGAGAGGCTCGCCTTGCCCAACATCTTCTTGACAGCATTCGGTACGGATACGCACCCACGAAAGTTACGTGGGATGCTTCCTCGCGAACAAACCAAATCACCAACTTCGACCCGCGCCGCGTTTTCCACGACCCCCGTGTCCAGTGGGGAGATTGGGAGCGGATGCAGTACATCATCTTTTCTGACTTCTCTTCTTATGACGCACTCATGCAAACAGGCATGTACCCCAAGCTCAAGCAGTACCCATCCCTCAGAAACCGCCTCACACCTCCTAGTGGTGGGTGGGACGGACATAGATGGCATAAAGAAGCGGGACGAGGACTAAGCATTGACCCTGCCGAGCGCAACCGTCGTGAGAGTGGGGGTACATTCTTCGCCCTCGGAGACAGTCGTGTAGTTGATGAGATGTGGGTTCGCCTTGCTGGGTACGAAATCGGCGTACCTCAGATCGAACAGTTATGGATGTGCATCACAATTCTCGACGAGAACGTGGTTATCCGTTGCCAACTCAACCCATACGGCAGGCAGTTCCCTGTCGTGATAGGCGGTCTGTACCACGACGCACACAAAACGTACTCGCAGTCGTTGTATGATCTACTTCTTCCTCTGCACGACGTAGCGACATGGCTTCTTAGGTCACGTATCGACAACGTACAGGCCGCTTTGACCAACTTAATGTTCGTAGATCCCACGCAAATTGCGATTGGAGACCTAATTGACCGCAATCCACACGGCATTGTGCGTACTTTACCTGGGGTAAAGCCAGGTGAGGGCGTCTTTATTAGCCAGATCCCTGACGTAACTAGGGGTCATTGGAACGATATTGAGGCGATGTCGGGTCTGAAGCAGCGTGTATCTGCTGCATCTGATGCGCAGCAGGGTATGCCTACGGCAGACGGCATTCGTACAGCCACAGAGATCCAACGTCTTACCCAATTAGGCTCACAACGCCTCGGCGTACTCGCTCGTACGATTTCGGCCACCTCTGTGCGTCCTATGGTTCGCATGATGGTTGCCAACGTACAGGACTTCTTCGCTCCCGAAAGCTCCATCCGCATATCTGACAGTGATAGTGCGGGGAATGTGGCCGACATGGTGAAGGACGGATACCTCGACTTCAAACTTCAAGACATCCAGGGCGACATTGAGTACCTCGTCGTAGACGGTACGCTTCCCTTGGAGCCAACTCGCAACGCTGAGACATGGATCACGATGCTCCGCACTCTTAACGAGACGGGCATGGCCATGGAGTACAACAGCGGCAAGATCGTCGAGGAAGCAATCCGCTCCATGGGCGTCTCTGACCTTGACCAGTTCAAGATCAACAAGGAGCAGCAGGCTCAAGGCCCAACCCCGTCACAACAGATGCTGATGATGGAGAAAGCTCGCGGCGCGAACGTAAAGTCCCAAGAAGACATCGAGCGTCAAGTTGAGAAGGGCAACCTAGTACCAATGAAAGAGGCTCCGAAGCAATGACGAACCCTGTAAACAGCAAGCACTGGGCATCACAGGTGGACGCGGTAACTCGCGAGTACATCGACGCTCGTATCCACGAAGAATTAAAACCTATTAAGGACGACATAGCGGCCCTTCGTGTTGCAATATTGGCAACTAGAGAAAGCCTACAGCGCGATATGGGTAATGTAGCGGGTCGGATGTCGAACACTGAAGAACTGCTTGAAATGTCATCAAGCCGCGCAGCGAAATTGGCCAGTATCGCGAAACAGATGGACGAGGAAAGCTAATGGCACGCACACGCGTCCCTTCAGAACAGCTAAACTTCCGCTCGCAGAACACGGGCATTACGCTTCTTGATACTTATCTTGAGGATGCAGAGAAGGGCGGCCTACCGCTTGCTACTCTGATGGGCAAGTTGTTCGATGACGCGACTGGTGACATCGACGCGTTTGAGTTTCGTTACACAAACGAGAATGACACACAGACCTTGGAGCTTCGTATTGGTACGGACGGGGATTTCCAAGAGGTTGCATCTTTTACGCAGCTATTCACTGACTTAGCTAACTTCAAAGCCACTGCTCTTTCCGACATGGAAGTGAAGCGGGCTGATGCAGAGCAGAGTGCGCAGGAAGCCCTTGCTTCTGAAACTGCCACGGCACTTGCTCAGTCAGCATCTGAGGCAGCCAGAGACGACGCGCAGAGTGCGCGAGACCTCTCTCAAACTTATGCGAACCAAGCGTACCAAACCACACCAACCGTGATCCAGCAGGGCATCTTACTGGCCCAACTGCACGGTGAGCTATTCAACGGGAGTTCTCTCTAATGCCAAACATTTCGGTATCAAACCAGCAGGCTCTCGCAGACGAACTTGCCCAGCGCTTGACCACATTAACAGCATCAACGCCCAACGCCGACTTGGTGTACTTGGCGCGTATGATCGAGATCTTTAACGGCAACGCCAACCTTTCGGCAGTGTCGTCAGAAGGGGATACGCAACTATCGCGCGTCCAAACAGCGGGTGATCAGGAGATTGTTGACGTACAATCTGAAGGCTCCACGCAAGTAAGCGCCGTGCAGGCAGCATCGGCAACCGAGCAGAACGCTCTTAACGGCCTACAGACAAGCATCCAGTCAGCGTTGAACGCTTACGCGATGTCACCGTCTAAGGTCTTTTTCCTGTCACAATCGTAAACGAGGACAACCATGGCAAACGGACTATTAGGAAAAAAGGTCGTAAATGCTCGCGATACGGAAGTAGTTTACACTGTACCCGCTTCACGAACTTCGACCTTTAACATCAACGTACTGAACAACGGTGGCAACGCTGCCACTGTGAACGTGTACGTATCGGACAAAACCTACCAGACGCGGGACTTCGAAAACTACCTCGCGCCTCTAAACTACAACAAAGCATGGGTTTCTGCTGACACAGACAACACCCTCGACTTGATTGGCAAGAGCACATCTAAGATGATGACCGCGCTCAAGACCACGCCTGTTGAGCCAGTCGCTGCTAACACAGCGTCCAGCCCCATCGCTTCTAAGAAGATTGAAACTTTGCAGACAGCAAATGCTGACGGCAATTTCTTCTTAGTCAGCAACCCATCAGCAGTTGGCAACCCGCTTCCATTCTACAATGGCGGCGAGCTTTATGTACGTTCCGCTCCTGACGGTGGCGTATATACATTCGACAACTACTTCTCAGGCGGGGCTGCTACTACAGCGGCGTCAAACTACGGTCAAACCGCCACAGACAACATTCTTTGGGCCACAAACCAAGACGCGGCCTTTGCTCTTACTTACGTACAGGGCGTTCCTGGCGGCGCAGGCTCAGTTGTGAACTCGATTGCGGATTACCGTGCGACTGGTGCGACCTACGGCTCTGCCTTTACTTGGGGTTTGGGTGCTATCAGTAAGATTGCTGGCGTCAAAACTGCTGAAGAGCGCTTCATCATCGGCACAACTACTGGCTTTAACTACATGTCCAACGACGACACGCCAGAAACTCAGGCCGAGTTCCAGTCCAACACCATGTCACCACCTACAGGTATCTCAGGATACATGATTGGTGCGGCAGCTATCGAAGGCTCCACCGTAGGCGAGGGCAACCTTTACATTGCTTACTCAGGAAACAAGGTTGCGTACGCTGCGTACACAGCAGCAGCTCCGTTCCCGACTACTGGCTACAGCGTATTCGACTTCCCAGCGGGCGTCACATACGACAACGTGGTTGATATTCGCGCAGAAGGTTCGAACTTCGTTATTGTTACATCGACAGGCGAGAAGCAAAGCTCCTCGGATCTTGGCGTGACTTGGACTGTAGCTAAGAGCTACGCGGCCCAGCCAATCGGCATCTCGGTCGCCAGCATTGACGCTCAGAACAAGTTCGTGAACGACGACCTTTCCACTAACGTAACAGAGCTTACCTTCGTACGCGGTCGTACGTATCGCTTGCATCAGCTTGCCGCTGGTAACAACGGCCATCCACTACAGTTCTCTGAAGTGCGCGGTGGGCCACATTCAAACGGCACGCCTTACTCTACAGGCATGACCTTCATGATGGGCAACCCTACTGCTACAGCTCCGTTCGCAGTAACTTCCACAACCAATGCTGACTGGGTTAGCGGCCATGCGACCTACAACGGCCAAGCCCGCATCATCGAGTGGGAAGTCCCTTCATCGGCTCCTGACACACTGTACTTCTACTGCCCGAACCACACCGATATGGGCTACGCGATTTCAATCGTAAACGAAGATACTGTCGCACCTCACGACACAGAAACAGCCCTTGCAACCGTCAATATCTACAACGCTGACAACGGCGATGCGGATCGGCGCTATGATCTGACCTTCGACGGCAACGCCTTCATGCGCGAAAAGCGTTTCTATGCACTGCCTCTCGTGGACAAGTATGAAACTTCTGAAATTGCCAGTGGTGAAATACTTGAGCGCACAGCCGTGATGGCCTCTGAAGGCGAGCAAGTAATTGTAACTACGGACGAGGATCAAGTTGTGGTTCGCGTTCACGGCATCGAGGAATAAGCAAACATGGCACGTATCCGTAGACCCAAAAAGATTAACGGCTCAGAGTACACCTTTGGTGGTGGCTCTGGGGCGGCTGCGGCTGCTGTCGCAGTCGGTGGTTTAGTAAAGATTGCAAAGGGCCACCCAGATACAAGCAACGCCAACCACGATGGCTTTATAGCTAACGGCAGCACTATCACCGTAACCCTTGATGCTAACACCTCTATCCCTACAAAGGACCAGTATGTTTACATCGACAACGCTTTCGAGACTGAAACTGGTCAAGTCACTTACGAATTTCTGAATGGCGATACAGCACTCCCTGCTGGCATCACTTTTTCGGAAAATAGTGACAGCAGTAACACTGACAAGGGCGAAGCACGTTTTTACGGGACACCATCTTCTGTGGGAACAAACTCTTTCAAGGTCAAAGTAACCTACCCACAAGGTACTGAAGCCGAGCAAGTTGAGTTCACATACGTTCTTAAAGTTCTGCCTTCAGGCACTACACCTGTTTGGTCTAGCACCTCCCTCCCAGCGCGTTTCATTCGTAATACTCCTACGGAAGTTACAATCGCAGCGGGTCCAACTACTTCTTACTCAGGCGCGACTTACAGCTTGTCAAACGTCAGCGGCTTTAATTCGGGTGTCACGCCTATCATTGAGCCTGATACGGGCCGCGTTTACCTTGCTTCCGTTGGCGACATTCAAGCGGCTGCAACTGTTCACACCTTCACGGTAACAGTAGACCTTGGCGAATACGGCACAGTGTCTCAGGTCTTCACTGACAGCATAGCATACGGTGACGCATATGGTTCGCGTGTGTTCGGGCCGACAAATGCAAGGACGTATTATAGCAGCAGTCAACAATATAGCCTGGGCGATGAAGATACTTGGTTTAATCCCATCAAAGGTTCTGGCGCACTCCGTCGAGTATGGGACATAGCAGAAGACACATCGCCTTACGCACATAATGATGGGTATGGTTGTCACCCCGAACTGAACTGGAACCAAAACCTATCTTATTACAACGATACGCGTCCGTATTGGAAAAACGGAATTATGGGCATTTACCCTGGTGGCGGCAACTTGAATGTCTCCAACAGCAACTATGGATATGTCTCTGGATACTGGACAGTCCCAGAGGGGGTTGAAAAAATTGCGGTTGTTTGTGTGGGCGGCGGTTCTGGTGGCGCGTACAACTGGGCCTCAGATGGCGGTGGGTCGGGCGGTTTAGCTTGGATGAACGGAATTACAACAACCCCTGGCGAAGTTATGCAATGGTGCTGGGGGTTGGGAAGACAGGGTGAAGGCAATAATGGCAGTTATGGCGCGGGAGGCACTTGGCTGAAGCGGCATTCTGGTGGTGCCAATACAGATTTTATTATCTTCGCTCAAGGCGGTGGTTATAATGCTTTTCAAAGCAGCAGTCCCAACGGTCGGACGAATGGCATTGGTGCTGGCTTAACTATGAATGACCTTACTTATTGGGAAAAAGGCAACTCATACGGTCAAAACGACAGTCGTGATAGTGGCGGTTTTGGAGTGAATGCTAACGAAGGCTCTCCCGTAGACGATGGTACTGGCACTATGTGGCACTATGGTGGCGGAGCGGGTTACTATGCTTCTGGAAACCGTGAAGGTATGGGTATGCCAGGGTATCAGGGAAACAGGCAAACTCACGGCCATAGCCAACAAGGCTCGTTCGGCGGCGGCGGCAATGGCTACGAATATTCTTCCACGCATGGCGAGGGTGGTGGCGGCGGCGTTGGCCTAGATGGTCAAGGCGCGAGAGGGGACCGTTCTGGCACTAACGCCGTCCCTCGTACCTCACCCCACGCGGGCAGCGGGAACGCAGCCAACCAAGGTAACTGGTCTTCGTACAACTTTGGCTCCCCTTGCTTCTACGGCGGCGGTGGCGGCGGTTCGGGCGGTACGCGAGGCGCGTATGGCGAAAACCCATACACGGGCGGCGCGGAAAACGGTAACGGCACTTATCACCGAGTTGGTGGCCTTCATGGCGGCGGCGGCGGTGGATCAGGCACAAGCTCTGGCGGCGGACACGGCGCACCAGGAGGTCTTCGTATCATCTGGGGTGTTGGCGCAGACGGGACTGACCGCAGCTTCCCGTTCACCTACTGCTCCGAAAATCCGAACATGAAATACAATGGAGAGTAATAATGACCGTAGATCGTAATCTCCTTATTAAAAACATGCGGGCAACCCGCGACGAGAAGTTAGCCATAAGTGACGTGGATATGCTTCGTAAAATAGAGGACGCTGCTAGTTTTGCAGCGTTCTCAACGGCTCGTGCCGATTGGTCAACATACCGCGAGGCACTTCGCAACCTTCCTTCAACGGTTCCAGATACAATCGAGGACGACTACTCGAATGTACCCGCTATGCCACTTTCACCAACAGAGGCCGCAGCCTTACCCTCAGAGGACTAAAGATGAAATTCATTCCTTACATTGACCAACATGACATCACTCACCATGTGGACGTTTCCCAAGTAATGTACACAGAAACGGCTATGCTAGGCCCACATGACGAAGAGGGTAATCCATCTATTACTGGCACTCGTATCTGTTTGGCTACTCAAGTGGGCGGCTATGTTTTCTCAAAGGAGCCGCCAGAGGTTATCTGGCCTCGTATTCTTGAAGCCTTGAAGTAGGACGACACTGATCCCCTTCAGTCATAAATTGCTAATAAGGAGACAGTCCCTATGGCCAAAAAACCGCTCAGTAAAAAGTCTATGCCGTGCAACAAACCTCGTCGCGCCCCAGCAGGCTCGAAGAAGAAGTCTGTTGTGAAGGCATGTTCGGGCGGTAAGGAAAAGATTGTTCGTTTTGGTGACAGCAAGATGACCATCAAGAAGTCCAAGCCAGCTCGCAAGAAATCTTACTGTGCGCGTTCTGGTGGCATCAAGGGCGGTAGCAATAAATTGAGTGCAAACTACTGGTCAAGAAAAGCGTGGAACTGTTGACATGGGAGATCTCAAAGTACCTCTCGCATTGGTGCTTGCAATGGCTGCACAGCTTGTTGGCGGTGTTTGGTGGATCAGCGAGCAGGCTCACAGAATAGAATACGTCGAGGCTGACGTAGTGTCTATGAAAGTGGATTTAGAGAACGTGATTGAGCACACTGCTAAACTTATCACTTTCGCCACGTTCACCGAAAACAGATGGGCTGAAGCATATACCGACGACATGACTTACGTTCGATTGTTCGGCAGTAGAGATCCAAGAGGGGTGCAATAAATGGCGAAGACATCCAAGGCCGTAAAGAAGCTCGGCAAGAAAACTCAGACAGGCAAGATGCAGCATAAAGACTGCCCCTGTACGCAAGGATAGATCATGGCCAAGAAGCCCGCCAAGAAAAAGCTCGACGCCTGCGCAAAGAAGGTGAAGTCACGATACAAGGTCTGGCCCAGCGCGTACGCATCTGGCGCAGTTTCAAAGTGCCGAAAAGTTGGCGCAAAGAACTGGGGGAACAAAAGTGGCAAAAGAAAATAGTCTACGCACCTGGTTCGCTCAAAACGGAGGTGAGGGCTGGATAGATTGCAAGACAGGCAAGCCCTGCGGTCGCAAGAAGGGTGAAACTCGCAAGTCATATCCAGCGTGCCGCCCGACTAAGGCGAAATGCAACAGCGCCGCCAAGAAGAAAACAAGTTCGAAACGTATCTCGTGGAAAAAAGGAAAGAAATAATGAAGTACGGAAAAGCCAAAAGCGCGGTCAAGAAGAAAGCGTGTTCCCCCGTTCGAGCTGGCAAAGCGCCAGTCAAGAAAAAGCCTTCTGGCTTGAAAGCCAAGTAACCAAACACATTCACCATGAACATCAAAAGCAACATTAAAAACATAAAAGAGCTTTCTGAAAGTAAAGGGTGGGAGACCATAAACGAAGTGATGAAGGAAGAGATCCTTCAGCTTGCTTTGCAAATGGCTCGTACCCAAGAAATGACGCAACAGCAGATGGACTTTCAGCGAGGCGCAATATGGGCAGCAGAGCAAATGCTCAATCTGCCCCAACGGCTCATCCTTAAACTAGAGGGTGAGCTTTCACTTGATGAAGCCACGAGCCGCCAAGGCCGCTCAGAAAGGAACTAACATGGCCATTGAACCTAAAATGGATAACGACCAAGTAGCACGCATCGCAGCACGCCAAATGGGCGGCCCTGCGCCAGAACCTTCCGCACCGAAGGATGCGCCAGAAACCGCCCAAGAGAAGGCGATCTCTGCGGCGTCTCCCGAAACAGAGGGCGACAAAACGCAAGCTGAAGCGGTCATCTACAATGTGAAGATTGGCGAAGAAGACCGTCAGCTTTCGCCTTCTCAGATTGCGGGTACGTACGAACGCTATCGCGACCTCAACTACAAGCAAGCTCAGATGAAGCCTATCAACGACATAGCTAACTTAGTTATGGAGAAGACGGGCCGCAACGCCGAGGACACTGCCAAACTTATGGCGGCAGCTTTGAAGTCAATGACTAAGAACACTCAGATGGGCAACGACCGCCCAGCACAGCCAGGGGTCGCACAGCCAGTTACCGCACAAAAAGGTGACGCTGCTGCAATGTCCGCAAAGCTGGCGGAAGAGTTTTCGAAGTACGAAGACGAAAATGCTATCTCTTTACCACCAGGCTATCGTGAGCAATATGACCGCATGGGACGTATGGAGCAGGCTATGGGTTCTCAGATGCAGATGATGCAGAAGATCCTACAGCAAGCACAACAAGCTGGTCAGCAGGGGAACGACAGTCGAGATCAGGCTATCGGCTCTCGTGAAGAGGCTATCATGCAATCCATCCGAAACAACTTGGATCGTGCGCAGCAAGCAGCAGGGCTTCCTGATGAGGCTATCGACGACTTCCGTGCGTATGCTTTGGAACGTGGGTACACAGCAGAGGACTTCGCTGACACCAGCCTTACTGAGAAAGTCATCAACGACTTTAAAAACCAAATGAATACGCCTGAGTTCGAACGCTTACGCGAAATGGCAGGCCGTCGTGAGGCGTACTTACGCTCTCAAGCGGGCGGGCCGACTAGCCAAGCAGCCGAAACAGGCGGTGATGATACCCTCGCACGACTTGCAGCAGGCGCTATGAACCGCCGTATGGGTTAGGAAAAGTCGGCCTTCGGGCCGATTTTTTTTCATGTGGGACGACCACTACAAAGTTTTCTGACAATATCTAGTTAATGTCGATTGGCGCTACGGCTCCCTTTACGTCGATGTTGCATAAGGGACGAAGGGTCTGCGCGTGAATGTTCCGCGTGATCTTGAGTACCTCGCATAAATGTAACCTAAACCTAAAGGAGACTAGCAATGGCTGGTATTCAAGGACTGCGGGGCACTGGACAGTTTACAAACGACTTCCGCCCTAAGAACTATCGCGAATTATTTTCGCTGCTGGAGCCAAATGGCAACGCACCCCTCAACGCATTGTTGTCAATGACTTCTTCTGAAGCCACTGACGATCCAGAGTATAAGAACTTCCGCGACGAACTTCCCGCTCGTGCATTGGTAGCTAATGGCGCTGCAACAAACAGCGCAACTACAATTACTATCACTGACAACGACGCTGGTACGTTTGCTGTAGCTGGTACACTTATCGTGAACTCAGCGACTGGCGAAGTAATGCGTGCAACGGCTGACAGCACAGCAACTCAACTTACTGTTGAGCGTGCCATCGGCGGCGGCGCAGCGTCTATCGCTGACGGTGCTGAGTTGTTCATCGCGGGTACAGCGTACGAAGAAGGCGCGACATCACCAACTGGCATCTCATTCGATGCGAGCGTGGCGTCCAACTTCACACAAATTTTCCGTACTGCCTTCACAGTTACAGAAACTTTGCGTGCGACTAACCTTCGTACAGGCGACAAAGAAGACGAGATGGCGACTAAAGCTCTCAAATTGCACATGCAAGACATTGAGCGCGCTATGTTCTTCGGCAAAAAGCATGAAGCTAATGCCTCTTCTTCACAGCCAACTCGCTACACAGGCGGCTTGATCAACACAATCACTAACGTGAATGACCGATCAACCGCATCAGGCGCAATGACTGAAGACCAGTTTGACCGCGCTCTGATCGAGGACGTGTTCGCTTTCGGTTCAAACCAGAAGATCATGTTCTGCGGCGCTAAAGTTGCAGGCCACCTTCAGAAGTTTGGCAAAGACCGTTGGCAGCCAACTGTTGTCGAGGGAACGTACGGTGTGAACCTTACTCGCTATTCAACCTTTGCAGGCGACTTGATGGTGCATTTGCACCCACAATTCCGTCAGGTGCCAGGGATGGACAACGCGGCGGTGATCATTGATTTCCCTCACTTAAAGTATCGTTTCATGGAAGGTCGCGACACACAGTTGCTTCGTGATCGTCAAGCGAATGATATGGATGCAGTCAAGCACGAGTACCTAACCGAATGTGGTTTGGAATTGCTTCAAGACAAAACGCACCATTACATCAAGAACTGGAACGCTGTAGCTTAATCCTCCCAGATAGCTACACGACTAGAGAGGGCTGCGCTTATGCGTGGCCCTTTCGCATTAGGGACGACTACACCGCATATAAACCCCATAAATGAACAGACAATCCCAAAGGAGAAGCTCAATGGCACGCAAACGCGCACGTACAGAGGACGGTCACTTCGTAGCTGACGATCCATCCACGCCCGAAAACGAGGCATGGACTGAAGATAAGTCCCAGCGACGTGAGGCTGCGTCCAAGAAAGCAAAGGCAAAGAAGGCTCCCGAGCCTCAATCTGCATTCACAATGTTCGTATCATCAAGCCCAGAAACTTCGGTTTACGACCTACGGGTTGGCGAGGCGCGAGTTCGCGGTATCTGGGATGGCTCACGGCAGCACGTAAGCTGGCGCGTACCATCTGATTTAACCGAAGCCCTCATGAAGCACCACATGGTTTGGTCTGGCCGAGTGATTAACGCAGAGGAAGACTAAATGGCTGAGAAGAGCGTACAGAAGCCCTTCTCTGCGGGCAGGGGCGACCACTCCCCACTAGAAAACTTAGTACGCTCTGCTCTCGTTAGAGCGGGCAACTTCTCTCCGTCCCGTGTGGATGGTGAGGTCATGATGCTCATGATCGAACTTGCCAACCGAGTGATAGAGGACTTGCGGCAGCATCCATACTATAGCGGCGAAGACATTGATTACTACAACGACATAACTGAAATACGTCCCGTACCCGACATGATCATGATTGATGGCCTAACGGCTCATTACTTCATTCAGCAAGGCTCGGACAAGGCTATGATCTTTCTTCAGTTGTATCAGGCGAACATGGCAAACCTGTTGCACGAGCGTTCGTACGGAAACAAGAAGTACGAAATGAAGATAGTGGATGGCGGATCTAATCACAGGTACATGTAATGTCGAGACTTGCCTATTCCCCAATATCTATTAAGTCCACAAGCCGTACCTATTACGGCTTTCGTGGTATTGACCGTTCTCGCGACGTTACTGCGTTGGAGACCGAGGAGGAGCAAAACTTCTGGCAGTTAGACAACTGCTTTGTTGACTACCGAGGTCAGCTTATTCGCGACCCAGCTTTCTATCTCCACAAGGGATCGAACCGATTTCCCGTAAAGTGCTTGCGTTTCTACAACCGTGATGGCGTGTGCTTTGCAGAGGAAGACGCGGCGGGAACCCACCTCGCGTCTGATAGGGGGCATCAACTTCTTAACGCGTTTTCCAAGGACGCAATCGTTTCTATGACTAACTTCCAGGGTAAAGTGCATATCTTCAATCAAGATACGCGTATGTACCGTTATGATGGGTTTGAGTTCTCGACATCTACGGCTTCGATCAAGCCGAAGTTCGGCGTACCTATTCAGCGCCGCCTTGCTGCTGCTGGGTTTAAGGATAGGCCCACGACTATTGAGTTCTCTCGCGTAGACAATCCTGACATCTTCTTGGAGGAAGAAGCGCCTACCGAAGAAGTCACACGGGCAGCGTTCATCGACATCAGTAACCTTATCGGCACAGCCGATGAGATTGTTGGGATGGGTACGTTTGAAGCCAACCGTCTTGCTGTCTTCACCAGAGACCAGACGCTTGTTTACATCATTGACCCTGACTTTGAAGAGTGGCAGCTCGACAGTCGTGCTAATCTCCGCATCGGGTGTATATCTCACAATACGATTGTGAACGCTGGATCAGATCTCCTATTCTGTTCTCGTCGCGGTATTCACTCAATTATGCGCTCCGAGCAGAACGGCATTACCATCGCGGAAGCATCTCTGTCTGATGAGGTTGAGCCTTTATACCAAGAACTCGTACGCACAACGCCAAATCCAGAGAGCATATCGGCGGTCTATGACCCTGATACGCAATCTTACCACGTATTCTTTCCAAGGCCAGGTGGCACCCAGACAACCCGATTGTCTATGAACTTCCGTGCTGGGTACAAGCTCGTAAACTTTCAGTTAGGTGACACTCTTTTGCCGCGTTGCGGCACGTTCTTGGGTGGCAGGCTAATGTTCGGAACAGCCGATGGTGTGTACGAAGCGACGGCGCGTACGTTCGTTCAGGACACAGGGCTTTCAGATCTTCGTAGATCTCCAATGAACGCAGAGACACCAGTTCTTTGGTTGGGTGACTTTCTAGGAACGAAGAGGTCTCACACATTCATTGTGCAAGCAACTGGCCGTGGCCGTTTCTACGTAGATATTACAGATGAAAATGGTTCCGACATTGGATCTATTGAGGTGAACCTTGATCGTATTGAAGGTGATAAGCGGTGGGGCGATGCTCCGCTGGTTCAAGACTATTCTTTCCCGTTTAACCACGTTTTCCGTGGGCTTCGCCTACGCTTTCGTACTGAAGACAAAGACGTTGATACCGACTGCACGGTTATCAGTTTCGCGTTCCTACTACACAAGGAGAAATAAGATGGCTCGCTTAAAAGTCCTGTACCCAGGAAACCATACGAGTTCAGGAAATATCGGCGCAGACATCGAGAATATCGTGCGCTATCTGAACTCTGCTGAACTAGGAGACAGCACTGTTGCTGAACTCTTGAAGATTTTGTTTGATAAAGAGGGCGTGTTGCAAGCTCCTATTCAGATCAGGAACGACAACATTAACGGCCTTGAGTACCGAGTGGGTAGTTACCCCGAAGCCGAAGACGGCTGGAAACCCCTTGCTACAGCTACGGAACTGCGCGGTGCCGCTGGGTCTGATGTGGGAACTATCGGGGCACCGTTGTTCTCATCACGTCTCGACCTTGTTATCAACGCGGCAGACGGTGACGGAGTTATAGCAAACCCAACAGGTACAGTTGCTTTCAACTACATCCACGAGATTGCCGACCGTATAGTAATATACCTCAATGGTGCTCTCCTAGCCGAAGCAGATTATACAAACGATCCTGCCGCTAATACAGTGACATTGAATGACGCGACAGAAGATGGCGACCTTGTAACAATTTATAAAGTCCAGTCTGCCAACGACAGTGGGTTTACACGGCAAGACGTACTGGCTGGACAGTCTCAAGCTGTGTTCCCATTCGTACACAACGAAGACCAAAAGGTTCTCGTGTACCGAAACGGCATCTTGCAGCGACAGGGCGGTACGAACGATTACACCCAGCAGCCTGCTAACTCTACTATTACGTTCACGTCTGCTTTGACAGAGAACGATCTTGTCACGCTGGTCATTGTGGAAGATACTTCTCAGGTTCGTGTTTCGGGCCTCATGACTGAAGATAAGTTTACAGATAGCAATGGCTTCGTACCGTTCGCCAAACTGTCTATCTCGGATGATGAGATCCCTCAGACCAAAGTAAACGGCATCTCTACACTCTTAGCAAACCGTGGTCGCGTTTACGTTAGCCCATCCGAGCCTCAGTCAGCCAATGCTGGCGACTTCTGGGTAGACATTGCGGCCTCACCAAACGTATTGAAATTTTACAACGGGACAGGCTGGCTCCTAACCTCACCAGACACAGGTATTCCTGCGTTTGCTACGACGAACGCGCTTCAGTTCCTGCGGGTCAACTCGACTGGCGGTGGGCTTGAATTTGCAGACGTAGACTTTACGGCCCTAATACCTAAGACCTACATCGGTGCCGCCGATGGGGTTGCTGGACTAGATGCTACGGGTCGCCTCCCAATCGCGCAGCTTCCCGATACGTTCGCTACGCGGTCATTCTTTTTCCAAAAAGACGGATCTATTTCAAACGATGATTTTGTCGTTACGCGTGCCTTCAAGCAAAACGTACGAATAGATGCGATTGCCGCAAAGACAAATGCGGGTACTGCCAACATTCAGCTAAAAGTTAATGGCATCAACGCGGGTGACGTTATCCCAGTAAGCTCAACTCTTACTGAGCAAAACCTATCCGCATCAATCGCTATCGACGCCACGACCACCTCTCGCGAGATTGCCTTTTCGGTAACTTCTGCAACTGGTGTGACTGACATCGAAGTAACCTTGGCGGCTGTCATCACCAATGTCTGACCTTAATCTCAGCCCACAAGAACAGAATATTGTCGATTACCATAATGGGTCGATGAGTTCTGGTCGTGTGGGCAGGGATGATCAAGGCAGACCAATGACGGTTTATTCGACTGGTATCATGATCGAGAAAGGCCCGCACAAGGGTAAGTTCGTATCAGTCCCTGGGTGGGTGCCAGAAGTAAACCCAGACAGACCATTAACCGAGCGTGAGGCGTTCGAACATTGGGAAGACGAGATCAACAAGGGCACATGGCCTTTCTACGGAAGCGGCGAAGAGCTGAACAATCGGTCTCAAGATATGCACAGGATAATGGATATGGACGCTGACATCATCAATCAAAACATGGGGCAGGACGGGAAGCAGTCCATTCATGTAACGCCAGAAGAGGCTCAAATCGTAGAGCAAATAGAAGGTAGGATGCAGCGGCCTCGTGGCCCCGTTCAAGACTTTAAATGGGCGGACGTACGCCACCTGTACCCAGTTGGTGCAAGTAAGGCTCAGATAGAGCTGGGCGGCCCAATGAGGACTTCGGGTCTTGCGTACGTCGATAACAAGATGGGCCTTAGTGCTGACATGCGAGGCAATAAGACGCCCGAACACTTACAGCGTCAGCACGACGACATTCGTTCGTACATGGCATCAGAGATGTCAAAGAACGCTATTGAAAGTTATCGAGCGTCGTTACCCCGAGAAGTGCAGGATCAAATGTCGGGTGAATTGATGATCGAGCAAGGTCGCGATGGGATGTATAGCTTGATCCTTGGAGACGATGCTACAGGCTATACCGAGCTAAGTTACGGTACAGATGAGCAGAGTTACTTCGACGCCTTGTCTGACGCGAAAAGAGCGTTTGGGCATATGGGGGAAACAGGAGACGCCGCTATAAATGCAGGGTTTCTAGGGCGCGTAGGCTCCGCTGGGCTGTATGGTCGTCGTCAAAGAAACGAACTCCAAGAAGAGATGATGCACAACTACAACGAAGCTCGTCGCTACATGGAAGTTGATAGATCTCTGGCCGCAGAGGCTCTTCAGTCCGCTGACATGATAGGTGACGAAGTTAAGCGCCGAGATCGAAAGCCAGAAACAAACGCTCACCCATACACTGATCGAGTTCTTAGAAGGGATGCTAAACGGCGGGCGTCCAAAATGATGATGGAATAGGGACGACTGTAGCATGTCGATTACCCTATAGTTTCTTAACAGCACAGGAGGCCATTATGGCATTTAGCGACGTTTTCGGCCCGAACACGGGCACTTCAATTTCAGACCGCAAGGCAGCAGCCGCTATAGACGCTAAGTCTAGCGACATGGGCCGCGAAGGCGATAGCATGGTTGTTCGCGCATCACCGTTCACAATTAAGTTGTTGCAGGACATTGGCGGCGCAGGATCGTTCAACCCTGAGACGGGCATGATTGAGTTCTACGGCTTAGATGATGCGATTAAAAAGAACGTCCAAAGCTACGGAAACGATTACGCACGCAATAAGTATAAGTAAGGCCGCGCGATAAATGTCATCCGTTACATACTCACATATAGTCGCTGACAAAAAACATGTCGATGCACTCGCGTCACTTGGGCAAGAAATGCACGCTGAGAGTTCTTACTCTAAACTTGAGTTTGATCCGAAGCGAGTTTTTGAGACTTTTGACTGGTACTTAAACGATGACAACAGAACGGCGATTGTAGCTTGGAAGGGCGACACCCCCGTAGGGTTATATGCGGGGTACGTGTCCAAGTATTACTTTAGCAACGACACTGTAGCCAACGACATCGCATGGTTCGTCACTAAGGGTATGCGCGGAACGCGGGTGGGCTTGCGACTTTTAGATAAGTTCGAAGAATGGGCCTTGAGTAAGGGCGTTAAGGAAGTACGCATTGGCTACTCCACCGACATAAACCCGAAAGCATTCAACAGCCTTATGGAAAAACGCGGATACCAAGTTGTAGGCGCAAACTATCGTTTGGAGAAGAAAAAATGAGACATTCAATCAACGAACTTTTGTTCCCAGGCCGATACCGTTTGCCACTCTTCAAGGGTGATGACGGGGGCAACGGCGGCGACGGTGGCGGCAGCAGCCAAACGATCAATAGCGGTGACACTCTTT